CGAGTAGATGAAGCAACAATGTGGAGCTGTCCATACCTCCACTTAGTGACAATACTGCTTGTTTTTTCATAAATTATTTATTTTTCTAAATGTTTCTACGTTATGTTCAATTTTTTGGTATACTTGGAAATTAGTTTTATCTCCAATTACATCATCAATTTTAGTTTTAGGTTTTTCTAACAAACCCCAATCGTTATATAATGTACCATCAAAAGCCGCCATAATAGGATTTGAAGTATCTATAGTTTTTATTTGTTCAATTCCTTTATAATATAAAAATTCTTGTGGTACAGAACAACCTAAAAGATGAATTTCATCTGATCTATTTATAGCTTTTATTTCTAGCATTTTACTAATTACTAATAAACGACCTAATGCTTTACCTATATCCCTATTAGGATGAGGACACATTTCAGTATGATAATAATCAGCTCCGTATGAAAAAGCTATTTTTTCATATCCTAACAATTTATAGGTATGATAACATTTAACAGCTTCACTAAATGATTTACCTTGAACTACAGCTACTTTTTTTACTCCATCAGGGAGTTCTACACGTAACCATTCTTTAGCATTACGCATAGATTTGATAGCATCTTCCCATACATCTGGGATGATAAATTCGTTAGGTTTAAGTTCATTTACCCAATATAATAAACGATCTGTATTATATGCTTCGCCTAATTCGTGAAGTGAATTATCCATTATAATATATCGTCCTTTTTGTTTTGCTTCCCTAAAGTACTTTTCATAATCAGGGTACAAATCTAAAAGATGGGGAAGACAATAATCATAGTCATTAAACCAGTTACTAGCTTCTAAATAAGCTATAGGAACTTCATGTGATACTTTCATTAACTTTTATTTTTACGAGGACGTCCTCTACGAGGTTTTATAGTTTCAGGTATATTATATTTATGAAATTTATGTTCGCAATAAATATAAAAATCTTTCACACTACCATCAAACTCTATTATATCTTTATCAAAATCTTCTTTAGTCATACGAAATGTCTTAACAAAATCTTTCTTTAATAATGTAAGATTTTCTTTTTCATATTTCTCATGATCTTCACTTAAACGTTTACGGCGTTGAAAATCCATCACACTTTCTTCACAAAAACGTTCATGGTCACCAGGGTATTTAAGTCTTTTTTGTTCAATTTCCCATTCACAATATTGAATTTGCCAGAAATAGGGACTAAAGTTATAGTCACCATTATTGATTTTATCTAATAAGGGTGAGTCTTTATGGAGTGGTTTATTTTTAGCTGACCATCTTCTCCACCAAAGAAATTGATTATATTTAAGTTTTTGAAGTTTAGATAAATTCTTTTCAATAACTTTAATAGGATGCATTTTCTTGTTAAGATAAGAAAAGGCTTGGCGAAAGCCAAGCCTAAATCTTTTTAAATGATGTAGAATTAAAACTTTTTAATCTTCAGGGTTAATATTTTTATGTTGGTCTATTTTATTTAGAATAGTTTTTAAAACATCATTAGATATTAAATCTAACATTGAGGCATTCTTTAAAATGCTAATTAGCTGGAATACTATAAATGGTATTATAACAGTTTCACTTAACCATCCAGCTCCTATATAAGCACTTTCTATACTTAGAATTGTAGTTAATAAAATAATCCAGAAAAATAAAGATTTAAGAACTTTTAAGGCTTTATAAGTTTTGAATCCTTCACGTTTGGTACCAGCCCAAATCCCAAAAAATCCATCTACAAATAAAACTCCCACTAACGCTAGATATTGTTCAGCGTTATTAAGAGTGACGTTCATAAAATATGAACAAATAAAAGAGAGAGTTGTAGATAGTGACAAGGCAAGAATTGTAAGTAGGTTAGTTTTCATGTAAGACTTTAAATCGGTAATACAATATTTTAGCTTACAACCCTTCATTCCGGTCATACGTATTTAAATCTTTATAAGAGTATCAGGTAAAAATTTAATAAATTGTAACCCTGTTATCTTTTTATTAGGATCTCCTTTTTCAGAACTCATCATGGTTTCTTTAAAAAAGTCTATATCTTTTTGTGGTTCAGTTGATAAAAATTTTATAGTAACAAAGTGTTCTTCTTTACCATCATTTCTAGCCTTATTTTTTTCATCAAACTTTTCTGAGGTGATATTGTTAACAATGGTTACTTTTCTGGTAGCCCTAATTTCATCAATTACCTCAGTTATATTAGTCTCTGAATCTGTAACAAGGTAAGCTGTTATCCTATAAATAGGTAAAGCTTCCATAATTAAGTCTTTCAACTTAGGCATACTAATAAATATTGGAGGAGCTCATAAGAGCCCCTCCTTTTATTTAATTTTTAAATTATTTATTTTTAGCTACAACAGACCAGATACCTCCAATCAATGTTAAAGCAGCGCCTGATAGTTCAGCAAAAGTAGCATCATCAACAATTCCTTTAGTAATCAAAATACCACCAGCGAATGTTAGAGCATGTCTAATTATTCCTAAAATTTGTTCTTTTGTCATAATATAAAATTTTTATAGTTTATTATAAATACACGAAAAATTTGTTTTTCCCAAATTTTTTTAGTGATCAAAATACCACCAACGAATGTTAAAGCGTGTCTAATAATTCCTAAAATTAGTTCTTTTGGATAACTTTAGTATCTACCTTTGCTAATCTATAAAAATACCATACTCCTTTATCTTTATTACCATCGTCCTTAACAATATCTCCAGGATTTATAACTCCTTTAACTTGTTTAGCAGTCCAGCCTTTTTTAAGAACAGGTCCACTATAATTAGATAACTGGAATTTGTTTATAATAGATTCTGCTTTTTGGATTTGTTTTGGATTCACATATACTGTTAAAGTTTGAGTTTCGGGGTTTTGAGAAACTTCAAATGCAACTGCTTTTGGATTAGTTTTAATAATATTTAATTGTTCTGGGGTAATACCTTGAAATATAACTAATGTATCAAATCCAGCCGCTTTAAAGTTTTTATCTAAATCTTGCCCAAATGCTTTAATATCTTTATTTAAAGCTTCATTTAATATTTGTGCTTTTTCTTTATATTGGCTTTCAGTAATTAAACCAGCCAATTTTTGCATTTTTAAGAATTCTTCGCTTAACATTTGTTTCGTCATTTTATAAGGTTCAAATAATAAGTTTATTATACATATATTACCCGTCACAACTTACACACTCAACAGTTCTAGAACCTAAATCTCCTTTAATAACACTATCTGTGCGGAGATAATAAAGTGTTTTAATACCCAATTTCCAAGCTTCTAAATGAACTTGATTTATCCACTTAGGTGAATCTGTTGGGTCAAATGAAAGATTTAGTGATTGAGTTTGGTCAATATATTTTTGTCTAATAGCTGCTTGTCTAACTAATTCAAGTTGATTTACCTCACTAAAGGTTAAATATACTTCTTTTTCATCAGGTGACAATACTTCATCTGGTAGATTTTGGACTGATCCATTGTCTGCTAAGATTTGATCCCATACTCTATCTGTGTTTTGTCCTTTACTTTCTAAAAGCGTTTCTAGTTCTTTATTTTTTACAATAAATGTTCCTTTAGCTCCATTAAAAGTATAAATGTTGGCTGGGATTGGTTCAATGCCTGCTGAGCAATTTGAGATTCTTGAGTTAGATACAGTGGGTGCGATAGCAATCAAGTGGGTATTTCTCATACCTGTACCTTTACACCAAACAGGTTCACCATATTCTACAGCTAATTGGCGTGAAGTAGCTTCAGCTTTTTGTCTAATATCACTAAATATGGTATGTGTCCAAGCTGTAGAAGCAATTGAATTAAATGGTAAATTCTTTTGTTGTAAAAATGTATGCCAACCCATTACTCCTAAACCAAGTGCTCTACCTTTTTTAGCGTGACGATGAGTTCTAATAAGTGAATCTTTACCATTACTCTTATCAATAAATTCTTGCATTACACCATCAAGAAAACGAATAGCAGTTTCAATTACATCTGTATCTTTCCACTCATCATATTTAGCTAAGTTAAGTGAACTTAAGCAACAAATAAAACTATGTTCCTCATCAGTATGAAGTGTAATCTCAGTACAAATATTAGTCATACTAACATCTAAATTGTTCATGGCATAGGCTAACGGATTATTTTTGTTAACACTATCCTTAAACATAATATAAGGTTCACCTGTCTCAACTCGAGTTTTTAGTATCTCTAACCATAAAGACATGGCTTCATTATCTCTATCATTAAGACGCTTCATAAAAGCATCATCAATAACAACACATTGATGTAAGTTAAGACATTGTCT